GAGGTTGGCCGTCATGTTGGAGCCGCACTGGCCGCAGCGGAGCAGACCGGCAAAGACGTGGATGTTCTTCCTGACGTATGTTTTGTGAGAGGGGACCCCGCCGCGTTTGTTCCGCGTCAGAAGGAACTTCATGCGGTAGAACACGTCGTCATTCAGGATGGGCTCGTGGTGGTTCTCGACGGTGATCCATTCGTCGGAGTCGCGCTTCTCGATGCCTTTGCCGTCTGAATGGACGTTGTAGACGTACTGGCCGATGTACCACGGGTTCGTCAGGATGGTGCGTACCGTGGTCGGCGTCCATTGGCCGCCCGTCTTTGTGACGATGCCTGCGTCGTTGAGGTACTTGGCGACATAGAGCAAGGACTGGTACTGCTCGTACAACTCGGCCATGCGACGGATGGCTTTGGCCTCCGCGGGGACGATGGAGAACGTCTTTGTTTCCTTTGACCACGAATAGCCGAAGGGGACGCGGCCACCGTTCCATTGACCGTCTGAGGCGCGGGAGAGCATGACGGCCGTGACGCGCTCGGCGGTGGTCTTGCGCTCCAGCTCGGCGAAGATCAGGATAATGCGCATCATGGCCTCGCCGATGGCGGAGGAGGTGTCGAACTGCTCGTTCTTGGAGACGAAGGTGACGCCGAGGGATTGCAGTTCATCGTGCATGGCGGCGAAGTCGATCAGATTGCGGCTGATACGGTCAATCTTCCAGACGACAAGGTGGGTAAACTCGCCTGTGCGGATGCGATCCATCATGGCCTGATATTCTGGGCGGTCTGTGTTTTTGGCCGAGTAGCCGGGGTCTTCAAACACGACGTAGTCGGTGATGCCCAGCACCAGCGTGACATAGGCGATAAGTTCGCGGCGCTGAACTTTGAGGGAGTCTTTGTCCACCTGCCAATGAGTAGAGACGCGAATATAGATGGCCGCCTTCTTCGCGGCCAGTTTCTCGGCGATGCGAGAAGCCATACGAAGTCCTCCTTTTTCGGGATATTCCATAGGAACGTCCGACTAAAAATCCACGGACGTTCCGTGTATAACCGTAACCATACCGTAACCGTAACCTATACCGTAAACGTAACGTAACCGTTAGATATAGTTTTAGGGCACCGCTGCTGCGATGCCCCGTATGTGTTTTTATTGCGAGACTGCTTTTGCGAAGCCTCTGGCCGCTGCCACAAGCCCCATCGTGCCATCCATCAGGGCGTCAATGCTGAGAGGCAAGACACTGATGGAGCCGTCGGGTGCAGGCTGCATTGAGGCCGTGTCCGCATAGGGGATGAGGGCCTCGAAGAAACTGTCGGCCTCGGCAGGACCTCGCCCGTTGCTCTGGAGCTGGTGTCGGGTGACACGGGGCTCGGCCACCACGTCCGAGCGATGCTGCCCGATGGTGAACTTGAAGAGCTGGTACGGGCGGCCGTCGCCGAGCGGAGCATATTGAACGATGATCTCGCGGCCGATGGAGACGGCGCTGAAGCCGTCCATGACTTCGAGGGCACCGATGAACTCGGTCACGTCGTCTGGGTCAACGCCTTTTGCGGCAGAGAAGCGGTCAATGAGTTCGCGGCTGGTAAAGACCTTGTGCGCGGAGGCTGAGTCGATGACCTCGAAGAGAAATTCGCCATCAGCCAGCGTTGCGGCGAGAGCCTTGTTGACATTGCCTTTGTCGGAGAAACCCGCAAGACCGGCGCGAACGAGGACGTCGATGATGTCGGCAGCCTGTCCTTCGGCGCGGTAGAAATGGTCGGCACAGACCTCGTTGAGCTGCTCCACGCTCCACGCCCGCACAATGGAGGCAACGCGGCGTAGATGCTTGGGATCGGTGTCGGTCGGCGACGCACCGGCAAGGGGCAGAGGAAGCCGAACGGCGATACAGCCGGTGGGCGAGATGAACAGGTCAATGCGATACTCCCGCCCGACGGCGTCGGTGAGATTGACGCTCTGCCCGATGCAGACGAGGTTCGTGTAGTTGCTGGGGGTGCTGTCCAGACGTTCAACCTCCGAGCCGATTTCGGCAAAGAAGGCAGAACGTCCCAAGTCTTTGCCGAAGATCATGGTTAGTTCTCCTCTCGATATTTTTTGAGTACAGTTTCGACGATGGTACGGTCATCTGGCGAGGCCAGAGCGTACAGAGTGGCAAACTCGCGGACTTCTGTGGGGACTGCCTCGTAGCGGTCGTTGCTGAGGCCCAGCAGCCAGTCAACAGAAACGCCGAAGTAGCGGGCAAGCCGAACAACGTACTTGAGTTCAGGCTCACGGACGCCCTGAAGGTATCTCGACAGGGTAGGCGTCGAGACGTTGATCTCTGCGGCGATGTCCTTGGCGTAGAGGCCCCTGCTTTCGATCAGGTCGCGCAGGTTCTTCTTGAAGGCGGTAAAATCGAGTTCGAGTTCCATGATGTGTTTCTCCTTTGCCAGCGTGATTGTTCGTATTAGCCATTGTATAGCTCTTTTGGTAAAATCGCAAACATTTTTTGCGAGAAAACTGCAAAAAACTATTGACATTAGCCACGTGGATAATTATAATAATCACATAGGTCAATTATCTTCAAAAAAAGATAGGCAGAAAGGGGTGAACATTATGAAACCACTCGAAATCAAGGGAGCCCGCGCAAGGCTTGGATTTACGCAGAAGTACATGGCAGAGAAGCTCGGCCTCACGGAAGTCTCCTATGGGAGAAAAGAGAGAGGCGAAGTAGAGTTTACCTTGGATGAAGTCCCGGAGGTCGCCAGCCTGCTCACGCTGAACAATGCGCAGGTGAACGACTTTTTCTTCGACGGCAAGTTGCCAACTGGTTAATCGAGGCCATCATCGGCGTCGGTGTATATTTTTTTGCCCGATGATTAGCCACTTGGATAATTTATCTTGCCACTACGGTAATTATAGGCGATTGGAGGCTCAGAGAAAATGGGACGTGACGCTACGAAAGCGGCGGGAAATCCGTGGTATCAAGCCAGAAAAAAGGCTGCTGAATATGATGACAGGCTATGTAGCCGTGAGAGCGCGGCTGAGCAACTCGGAATGTCGGTATCTTCGCTGGCAGATGCAGAGCTGGGGAACACAAAGTTCATGCCGGTCGATAAGGCGGTGCTCATGGCTGACAGGTACAACGCCCCGTGGTTGCTGAACCACTACTGTCTAAACGAGTGCCCGATTGGATGCAGACATTCGCTCTCCGACGAAGTGGTGGGCATTGACCGCGTGACGGTCAAGCTGCTGAAGAGCTTGAAGACCGAACAGCTCGGAGAGGTCAAGGACACGCTCCTCGACATTGCGGCTGACGGGAAAATCACCGCAGACGAGAAGCCGGCGCTTCAAGAGGTTTTGACCTACCTCGATGATCTGGCGAAGACCGTGAGCGAGTTGAAGACCATCGGCGAGATGGCTCTGAACGAAGATGGTGATGCCCATGGATCAAAATAGTCTGATGGCTATACTCGCAGAAGAGTATGGCATCAAAAGCCCACAGGAGCTTGCGGAGGCTATTCGGCGGATGAAGCCGTTGGATCTGGCCCCGTTCTGCGCGACACCTGAGAAAACGAAGGAGGACAAAGCATCATGACCCGAATGGAACGGAGAAGAAGACGCCGCCGCATCTTGCGAATCAAGCTGGCGACCACAGCGGCCGTGCTGGCGCTGACCACGGCCAGCATCGTAGCCCTGACAGGGGGGGCAGCCGAAACGGCACCCGAACCAACGCCACAGCCGCCCGTGTTGCAGGCTGAGCCGGTTCTGCTGGTCGCAGAGCACGACAGTACATACCAGCCCGTCCAGATGACGACTGAGCCTGCTCAGGAACCGGAACCCGTAGAGGAAGAGGACGAGAACGAGAAAATCGAGGCCGCTCTGCTGGAGCAAGGCTATCTGCATGAGGAGATCCCGCTGGACTTCGACCTGCAGTGCCATCTGATTGCGGTCTGCGAAGAATACGGCGTCCCTCAGAACGTGGCTCTGGGCGTCATTCAGGCCGAAAGCTCGTTCACGGCCACAGCCGCAAGCGGAAGCTGCTACGGCTATATGCAGATCAACAGCATCAATTCCGAATGGCTGTCCGAGAAAATCGGAGTCACGGATCTGACCGACCCGTACCAGAATATCCGCTCTGGCGTGTTCATCCTGAGCGACCTGTATGGGAAGTACGGGGACTGGCACAAAGCCTTGATTTGTTACAACTACGGCGAGGGCGGCGCTCAGGAGCACGTCTTCAGCAAAGGCTACACGACCACGTCGTACAGCCGCACGGTGATGGAATACGCGGACGCATGGGCGGAGGTGCTGGCATGATCGACACGGCGAAGCTGAACACCGAGGAGCTGGGAAACATCATCGTGGACGTCCAGAACGAGACCGGCTTCTGGTTCGATGTGGATGACATGGTCGCCATCATGCAGCACACCGTCCGCAAGGCAGACCTGAACGGCAAGGACGAGGAGTATGTGCCTCTGCTGTTCAGAAACGAGCTGGAAGATTATGTGATGCGCGAGAGAATCAATGCGATTGGGAGGAGAAACTTATGTGCGACATCTGTATGCACAGCCCTTGCCTGAGCGGCTGCCCAAACGCGCCAGACCCGACGCCGGTGACGTATTGCCGTTCCTGCGGTGAACCGATTATCCCCGGCGACGAGTACGCCGACATCGACGGTGAGGCGTGGTGTGAGGGATGCTTGGATGACCTGCCGCTCTGCGTCCTGATCCCGAAGTTGGGCTGGGAGTGGAAAACGGTGCAGGAGGGCGAAAACGTCCAGTGCGTGGACTGTAAGTGCTGCGGAGACACCGAGCCGCTCCCAGTTGGAACAGAATACGGCGAGATCGACGGGGACGCCTTCTGCGAGGAATGCCTCGAAGACACTCCGCTCAGCGATCTGGTAGAGCGGTGCGGCCATGACTGGAAAACCGCAAGCGAGGAGGACATTCCCGATGGATATGACGGTTGAGGTTCCTGAACTGCCCGAGCTGACCTTCGACGAGGCCAGCCACATCTACCGGCTGAACGGTGACATCATACCGAGCGTATCAAAGCTGATGGAGCCGCTGAAAGACCAGTGCTACGGCGGCATCAGCAAGCGGACGCTTGAGAACGCCGCCATCAAA